CAATGCTAAATATTTATCCTTCTCTTCTGAGACCAATGGCCTTAGAATAGAACTAAATGTTGTAGTATAATTGTAAGTCATAATTAAATTTCGTACCATTTTTCCGAACTCGAATATTCGTCTAGATAAAGTTCATCTGCATTTTCAAAATCAAAATCTCCAATCGATTCTGTATCAATAACTGCTTGAGCTAAGTCTTGATCTTCTGGCTCCCAAGAATCAGAAACGTCTATTAAATCAGAAGATCCTTTAGCAACATCTTGATCTGCTTTTCTATAAGCATCTTTGACTTTGCCGCCAGACATCATTCTTAAAAACATATTTACTCTTGCCATTGCCCATTGGCCTCTAGTTTTGCCGGGTCTATGAGAAGAACTAAAAGCTCCAGCGCCTCTTCTGTAAACTTTTTTCAATTGAGACAAGGTAACTTTTCTAGAATGCCTTGCGTTGTGCTCCTTGACTTTATTTTTTAGAGCCTCTATTACTTTATTTGAAAAAGAAATGGCGTCAGAGCTTTTCTCTCCAGCAGAACCCGGTTCATTTTTAGAAGAACCTTTCTTTTTTTCTGATGGCTTAGCTGGTGTTTGCGCCGAGCTTTTGGGGCCGGGTCTTTTAGCTTCTATCTCTATGCCTAGCTGATCCGCCTTATTCCTAGACGACTCTCCTTGGCTGATAGAATCATCTTTATCAATCAAGCCGATGTCTTTCTTTATGAAATCAACAAAAAAGCCTGCCGATTCAGACTTTTTGTTCAGATTGACGTTTTCTATTTCAAACTTCATTTTAAAGTATTGTTAAATATTACACTTTTTCTAAAGAAATTTGACTATGATTTAATATAGCGGCAGAAAAAAGATCAACAGAATGCTCTTGAGCTATCTCTAAAAGTTTATTTACTTTTTCTTGGTTATCTGTTTTTCCTTCGCAATAATCTTTAATATTATGGCCCCAATTCGCCTTATCTTCATTAATTACTATTGCTTGCGCTAATTGTTCAGCTATTGATTTTTGCTCTTTGGTAAGGATTTTCTTTTTATGTTTTTTTCTTAAAAATTCTTCTACTTTAGAAGCTAATATTTCATAGTCTTTAAAAGTAGTAGATATTTCTTTCATAGAATAAGAGGCTATAGCTGGAGCTTTTTTATTGCCCCCACTTGGAGCTACATTTTTTGTTGTTTGAGGAGATTTGGCTCCTTGAGGCCTTCCTGTGTTTAAACCTCCTGATGCGCCAGCTCCGCTAGCAACTGGAGCGTATAGCCCTTCATCTTTTAGGTCTTTGAATTTCTTTTGAGATTCTAAAGACTCGTCGAATTGAGGAAGCCTTCCAGTTTCAATAGCTTGGATTCCTTCTTCAGGAGTAAGAACTCCCAATTGAACCAATTGCGCAGAAACTCTTTGCCAAACTGATGGGTCTCTAATGTCGATTTCTTCAAAATGAGGAGTTGGAAAGTTTTTAAATCCTAAATTTTTGCACAATCTCTTAACTTCTGGCATTAAAAAGTCATTCAAGAAAGCTTGTCTGCCCTGCTCTAATCTTTGGAAGAATATATTAGTCTTAATACTTGTACTTGAGAACTTCTCGTCCCCAATCAAGATATTATTCAATCCCTGCTGGATATCAGTGTTCACCACTTCGTACTTTTTAGGATCAAGAATGTTGGCAATATCAGGAATAATAAATTCAGCTTTAGTAGTGAAGTCTGAAACTAGAACTTTGCCAACAGATTGATTTTGGAAAAGAGTTTGCATAGCTTCAATATTCTTTTGATTAATATTTAAAGCTCCGCTCTTCAATTCTGAACCCATAGTAATTAAAAGAACTGCTTGTTGAGTAGTTCTTGTTAATGCCATGTCCATCTTTTTCATCTCTTGCTTCCAGTTAATGTCTTCTAAAACTGGGAAACCCATAGGAACAGAGAATGGCTCGTAATCTTGTTTCTTATAAAAACGGCAGAGACTTGCTTAGTGTCTAGAGGTATTGTGATGTAAGCTCCTGCTCCAGAATATGTTTTTCTTTGAATCTTTAATCTGTTTTCTTCGGTTAAACTCTTAAGAACTTCCTTGTCTTCGTCTGTAGTTGGATTTCTGAGTCTTTGGAGTTCGTAATCAGTAAGAATTTTATAATAATTACCATTAACAAAAGAAATATTTCCACCGTATTGAATATCGGCAGGGTTTAAGATCATGTATTTAGAAGGCAACTGTAAAACTTCAGAAGCTCCGACTGTTTCTGATCCAAAAACTTGAGTAATTTTAGAAATATCGTCTGGTTTTACTTTGTAATCAAATCTATAAATGAAAACATTTCCAGATCTATAATACTCTCTAAAAAACTTATCTACAAAGTTATCAACATTAATTTTTTTAAATAAAGCATCTAGAAAATCTCTAGACTTCTTATTTCCCCCAGTAAAGTAGATTTTACTAGCTGAAAATTCTGTCATTAAGTCTATTACATTTCTAAATGACGAAAAATTATAATAAGCCTTTTGGCATAAAATAACAGCGTCTCTAACATTAAGCGCACTCTTATTTGATACGTTATTAGAATATTTGAAAGGCACTAGACCATAATCAATATTATGAAATCTGTCTGTTCTCTCAATGGTTCCAGCCAAATTTCTACGAGCAGGAATAGGAGTATTATCCGTAGCCGCAGCAGCGTAGGCTGTCATCATTGGCGTAATATCTTTTATTTTAGGCTTTCTCATTTTATAAAATCATTAGATGATTTCCACTGCGGAAAAGGGTTCCAGATGGCAAAGCGCCAGTCTGATTTTGGTTTGGTAAACTAGGAAGCAGCACATAACCAGATAATCCGCTAACAACTAAAGACTTTCTGCTTGAATGGCCTAATATTAAAGTATAATCATCAAAAAGCTCTAACATTGGCAAACCAGCAGAGTCAGCAACAGCCCACAAAGAATTATTTGCTCCTGTTTCATAATAACTAACAAAAGTTCCTGCGTTTCCTACTATAGATGCCACACCAGAAGACCCAACTATAGCAATGCTGCTAGGAGTAGTGACGCCGCTAATGTTTACTCTCTGAGTATGTATGGGAGAATTAAAAATTTTTGTTCCTGTGAAATTAAATCCTGTGCCGCTAACAATATTATTAATAGTCGTAGCATTTGATGCGGCAGTTATTTGAGAATTTAATATGCCAGAAATTGAATCAGTGTAGCTTTTTAAATATCCACTAGTTGAGTCTATTTTTGTATTTAGCGTTCCGCTTGCTCCAGTAATAGAGGCATTTAGATTTCCACTAACAGTAATAACGTATCCACTAAGAGCAGTATCAACAGAAGACAAGTAAGATCCAGTCCCTATTAATCTTGTGGATAAATTTCCACTTATATTGTCTGAATAATTAAGGCAATAAGCTCCAGTGCTAGAGATATTATTATTTAAAATTCCAGAAACATTGTTTATTTTTGTATCTAATATTCCAGTAGCAGCGTCAAGAGCGGCGGCATCTAAAAAACCAGAAGGGTTAGTGGTCAATGGGTAGTAATTCTCGTCTCCGACTTCAACAAAAAAGCCAGAAAACTCAACTTGATCTACCTGTTTCCTTCTAACCAAATTCGCCATACTATTTAGAAATTACACTAAAACATGACAGGAGTAAAAGTAAATATATTATTTTCTACCTGCTGCTTCATAATGTCATTATAACATTTAACTCCCCAGTTCGCCAACATAAATGCAGAATAGTTATCTTTTCTAGCTCTTGTTGCTGAAGATCCTCTTTTTAAATGTTGAGGTAAATCGAAATTTTGCATGCCTCTAGATGTTGTTGTGTATTCCACTAGGGCGCATTGTTTTTTTGTTTGGTAAATGAAGTCGTCTTGATTCTCTATGAAATCTAAATTAGTCCAATCAGATTTATCGCCAGTAAATATCAAATCTTTTGGTAAAGATACTCCTATTACATTATCGAAGAACTTTTCATTAGAGCAAGTTCTAGAAGCGAAAAGAACTTTCTTATAGTCAATGCATGCTTGCAAATATTCATTTCCTTTTCTAATAAAATTAGAAGTAAATACTTGATT